TCACGAGCTGATGGCGCGTCTGGCGGGCCAGCAGAGAAGCGGCCTCACGCGTGGAGCCGTAGCTGTCGAGGCTGACCAGAGCACGGTCGAGGCGGAACCGGTCGTCGTCACCGCCCACGCGCTGGACCTGGTTGAGTGGCAGCTCGTCCGTGAGGTTGGCGGGGAGATCAGTGCAGTGCCGCACATCCAGGGCCGCTGTCAGCCATGCCACGAGTTCGATCTCGACGTCTGGCCACATCAGTTCCGCCCGCCCTGCTGCGCCGCCCGCAACAGCACATGGTGCGCGGGCACGCGCTCAGTGCCGTACTCCACCCATCGGGCGTAGTACGCGGAGTTCCGCACGTAGGCGACGGCACGGTCGCGGCGGCGGCCACCACTGCGGGTGCTGTCCGTCGACCAGGAGGCCTTGTAGTGGCCAGGATCCGGGCTGCGCTCATCAACTGGAGAGGTCGCTTCTGCCAGGCCCTTGATGACGTTGGCGCGGCGCAGCATCTCCGCTTCCATGCTCGGCATGCGCAGCATTTCGCCGACACCTTGGCGGTTCATCTTGAATCGTGCTGCCATAGCCCCTCCATCAACTCGCACACCAGGGGGCGGACATGGACGTGAAAGGCGTGCTCGGCACGATCAGCTTCGACGGCGAATGGATCACCATCACCAAGACGCCCATCGGGGCGCGGCCGGCACCCGTCCGGCTGCGGGCCGCCGACATCACCGGCACCCGCTTCAAGCGGGCCAGCAGGCTCTTCCACGGCTACGTGCAGTTCCAGCTGCCCGGCACCGTCACCTCAGGCGAAAAAGGCGGGCTCATGGCCGGCGGCAGGCCCCCCTACGAGGACCCCAACAGCCTGTCCATCCCCCACAAGAGCAACGACGCCGCCGAAAAGCTCGTCGCCGCCGTCGAACAGGCCCGCGGCTAGCCCGTCACCCGGTCCGCCGCGAACTGGATCACGCCGCGGGTCCCGGTGAACGGGGAACGGCCCCAGTCGCCGGGCTCGCCGGTGATGTCGCACTTCACGCCCCGCACCATCGCCTGATCGGTGGTGCGGAGCGGAAGGCTCGACGCCGCCGCCTGGCTCACAGGGACGTACACGGTCCAGCCGACGATGACCGTGTCCCGGCCCTGTTGCTCCGGGCCGCCGACCTGCGGCGTCTCCGCCCGCGGCGTGACCACGCAGCCCTGCAGGTCGAACGACTCGTCCGGGCCCGGCAGCGGATGGCCGCGCCCGTCACGCCCCGGGGAGGCGCCGCTTCGCACGATGCGCACCGTCTCCCCGAACGGGTACGGGCCCGCCATTACAGGTAGCCCCAGCCCGGCTCGTACTCCTCCGGGAAGCCGAGAACACTCTCCACCGGCCAGGTCGGCGTCGGATCCGCCGTTGCCGGTGTGGGATCCACCGTGAACGCTCCGCCACGACCGGCCAGCGACTTCAACGCCGACTTGTCGCTCTTCGTCAGGTACAGGCCGCCCGAACCCGACGGCCGCTGCACCGACATGGGGCCGATCGTCTCGTAGGACACCTGCTGCGGATTCACGTAGGCGCGGCCCGCCACCGACAGCACCACCGCTTCCGCGCCCTCGGGCAGCGGCTTGACGACGGTCTGGCACAGCGAGATGGCCGTACTGATCAGCAGGTCTGCACGGTCACCGTCGATTTCGTCCAGCCCCAGGAAGAGACCGAGCTGCTCGACGGTCGGCGGGATGAACGCCACTGCCCGGCCTCCTATCCGGTCAGACCCTCCACGGCCTGGCACCAGGCGGCCAGATCCGCTGCGGGATTGAGCTCGGCGCTGCGCGCCTTGGCCCGCTTCGACGCCAGCCGGTACTCGGCCGCCACGGCGAGCTTCCGCAGGACCGCCTCGTAGCCAGCAACGTCCTCCCGGTCCACGAAGATCCCGGCCTCGCCGAGGCTTTCGCACAGCCCCTGGGTGGGGTGGGCGACCACGGGAATCCCAGATGCCAGCGCCTCGCAGCCGGCGCGCCCCCACGATTCGTAGGACGACGGCATCAGCAGCACCCTGGTCCGTGCGTACACCTTGGCGCGCATGTCGGCACCGTCGACGTGGCCGACGATTTCCACGTTCGGCAGATCTGGGAGGATCTGCTCCCCGTAGGCGCCCTTCACGGCGAGGAACTGCTGGTCCGGCATGCGTTCGGCGAGGGCCTTGAGGACCTTGCCGCCCTTCTCCGGATTGCAGTTGATCAGCGTGATGGCCTTGCCGGGCTTCGTCGCGTACTCCTCGGCGAACACGGGCGGACGCACGATCAGGCTGGACGCGGGGCGGACGGACTTCGGGTACTCGGCGAAGAACAACTCCGCCTCACGGGCCATCCACTGGCTGTTGTAGACCGCCAGCGACGTACCGCCCGCCGCCATGTCACGGAACGTCGGCAGGTGCGTGTTGTGACACACGACCACGAGCCGCTTGCCGTAGCCGCGGGCCAGGGACGCCGTCGACGGCACCGTCTCCAGGTGCGCGAGCAGCACATCCGCACGCCGTACCGCCGTGGGCCAGTCCAGCCGTGACTCCAGCGGCACCACTCGGATGCCGCGGTAGTCGTACTCCTTGCTGGCCTTTCCGTAACGCGACAGCCACACGGACACGTCGTGCCCGCGCTCCACCAGTGGCCGCAGCATGCTCACGACCATGTGCTCCGCTCCGGCGTTGTGCTCCGGAGGCATGGCGTGAACGCGGGCCACGATCTTCAGGGGCTTGGCTGCCCCGCCCGGCGCGGAAGCCGGGACAGCCCTCGCCATCAGGACCCCGAAGGGGTGCCGGTGAACTTCACGAACGCCTGGGCGTCGCCCTGCACGTAGCCGTAGAAGGCCTCCGCGAGGAGCAGCACCAGGTTCTCCTGGAACGCCGAGTGGACGCCGCCGTCCTCGTCGACGTAGGTGGCTTCCTTGGAGATGCGCACCGTGATGTCCATGCCGACGCCATACGCGGCCTGCGAGAAGTCACCGCCGATCGCGCGCAAGCCCGTGTCCGTCGATGCGGACTGGCGGCGCTGCTTGCCGGATACCGACCGCGAGTAGGCGAGCGGCTCGCCGATCAGCGTGCCAGCCGACGCCATGTTCGTGCCCGGCGTCTGCGTGTCGACGAGGATCGGCCGGCCCGTGGTGTCGGTGGCCAGCAGCAGCTTCGGCTTCAGTCGGTGATCGGCGATGGTTCCGGTGTAGTCCCAGTCGCCGTCGATGACCTCCTCCATGCCCGTCACCAGGTCGGCCCAGATGCCGCCGGTCGACTGGGAGGCGGTGCCGAGAGCGACCGAGTTGGTGGTCATGGCCAGGTAGTCGTCGAAGGGGCCGGTGGCGCCCTTCATCGTCTTGCCGTGGATCGCTGCGTGGTCGAAGGCCCGCGCGAACGCTGTCGGCAGGTCGTTCTGCAGCTGGGTCCACAGGCCGCCCGCGTTGGTCATGACGACCTCTTCGGCGACCGGGATGAGGACGGCGAGCTTCTTCGCCGTCATCTGCTTGACGTCGACGCCACCGGTCGACAGGGGCTTCTTGGCGGCCTGGCCGACCCAGTCCGCGGTCGGGACGTCCATCGGGATCGGGATGCTCGTCGTCGCGTCGATGCTCAGCGGGGCCCGGCGCGCAAGCGCCATCACCGCCGACGCCTCCACGGACTTCTCGAAGATCGGCCCCGTGATCTCGCGGGGCAGCAGCGACGCACTGACGTCACTGAGCTTGAGGGGGGCGGTAGCCACCATGGTTGTCTCCTTCTCGCAGCTAGTGCTTGAGCTGCGGCTTCAGCCACCCGGCGAACACGTCGGCCGGGTCCTTGGCCCGTTGGTTGTTGGCTCCGGACGCCTGAGTGCGATCCGGTGCGGGACGCCGCGGGCCCTCCGGGGGCTGGGGCTTCGCCCAGTGCGGCTTGCGCTCCAAGAGCGCCTCGAGGTCCGCCTTGATGGCCGCCTCGTCGATCTCACCGTCAGAGTCCATGTACGAGCCCAGATCGAGTGCACCGACCGCGTCCTCCGGGTCCGCGAACCCGCTCGCGGCAAGCGCCTGCACCTGCGTGCGCACCAGACGCTGACGCGTCTGCGTGATCTGCTCGGTGGCCCGCGCAAGCTGCTCGTTGAGCCGCTCGGACTCCGTCTTCTGCGAGTCCTTGATGCGCTGCAGCTCCTGAGCGGCCGGCTCCAGATCCTTCAGGCGCTTCCGGAGGTTCGCGGCCTCGCTGTTCTTCTTGCGCAGCTCGGCCTCGAACTTCTTGCGGTCGAACGGCTCCTCCTGCTTGCCCTTAGCCGCCTCCTGGGCGCCCTCGGCCTCGCTGGTGTCGTTCTCCTCGGGGGCGCCGGCCGTCTCCTCGACGGCCTGCTCGTCCTCCGTGCCGGTCTGCTGCTCGGTGCTGGTCTCGTTGTCTTCGGGCATGACGAAACGGCCCTCCAGGGGCTCGAAAACTGGAATCGGCCGCCACCAGGGCAGCCAGTCGGAAAAGGGTCAGTGGGCAGCCGGGAGGTGCCCGTGTTCGGCCAGCGCCCGCCTGAACAGGCGGAGCTGGTCTCCCGAGTGGTTGGCGGCGTACTCGCGGTAGATCCGGTCCCACTCGCGTGCATGGGCGGACAGCTCGAACCGCTGCCCTTTGAACACCGGGATGGCCATGCAGTGACAGCCGTCGTGAGCCCGGAAGTCGACCGTCTCCCGCGCGTAGACGGCGCCGCGGGCCGCGAGGAGCTTGCAGAACGCGCAGGCGCCCAACGATGCCGAGCGGGCCCAGGCGACGGCTTGTCGGTCCGTCCGCACGGCGCCTTGGACCGTGCCCCGGCCGGTGTCCGCCACCAGCTTCTGGGCAACCGCCTCGGCCTTCTTCTCGGCCTGTACAAGCCGGGTGTCCAGCGACAACCGCTGAGCCTCCGTGGTTGCGGGACCCTGCGGATCGCGCGGCCACAGATCCTTCGTCGCCCACCGCAGTGACGCGTCCGTGTGATCCTGCGAAGGAGGATCAGCGACCGCGGCAGCGAACACGCCGCTCGCCCCGGCCGCATCCCTCTGCGTGTCGTAGAAGTCCGCGGCCAGCGACGACGACACCTGCGCGTACTGGGCTATCACCGCATTCATCGCGGCCAGCCAGTCCGGCACAGAAGCCTGCAGCCGAGCCGGAATGATCAGCCTGCGAAGGCCGCGGACATCGCGCACCAGCAGCCTCGTCAGACCGAGCTGAGCGGCCCGGTAGCGCTCGGCATCGCGGCCCCCGTCAGAGACTGTTGCCGCCACCGGAGACCTCCGCTGCCGACGGAAGCGGCGACTGCTGGTCGTTCAGGGCGGCCAGGCGCTCCATGAGCCCGCCACCGGCAGCCGTGGCACTCGAGCGGCGCCGGTCCGCCGCGACCCGCTGCCGCTGGCCCTCTGTCAAGCCGGCCATCTCCAGCGTCACGTCCGAGTCCGCGGGCAACACCCCGGCCTGGACGAGCTTCACCGTGGCGTCCACCTGCGCCGCCACCGTCGGCGTCGCAGGATTCCGCCACACCGTCTCGATACGGCGCGCCTTGTCCGGCGGTTCACCGTCTCGAACCCACAGCGCCAGCCGCATCGCCTGCTGCCAGGCCGCACCGAACCGGCGGATCCGGCGTTCGCTACGCTTGACGAGCTTCGACTCGGTCGAACGGATCGCGTCCGCCGACGCCGGGTTGTCGGTGGTGTAGCCGAGCATGTGCGGCGGCAGACCGAACTGGCTCGACATGATCCGCGCATACAAGTCGATGATCTTCGTCATGCCGGTCGGATCATGGGCAGCGAACTGGCCCACCGCCGGAACATTGCCGTCCTCGTCCCGCTCCAGCGCCAGCACACGCCCGATGTACGTCTCCCACGCACTCTTCGCGTTGCCCTCGGCATCCTGGAACGCCGACTCCGCCGCCCCGAGAATGTAGCGCTGCGGAGCGCCGAAGAACTCGCTGGCCACCTCCATGCCCATCAGGCGCCGGCACGCGGCATCCGTGATCGACATGACCTCCGGGGTGATCTCCGAACGACCGATGCGGTCCGCAGTGCGCTGCCGGTTCGCCATCCGCACCACCGGCACAACACCCAGGTTGTGCACGTCCCGGTCGACCACCTCCCAGCCGCCCGACTGGGACGGCAGCGCAGTCACCGTCTGATCCGGCAGATACAGCACGAGCATGCGCTCTTCCGGCCCGGACTCGAGGAAGGTGTCGGCCATGCACTCCCGCAGGGCCGCCGTCCCCATCCGCAGACGCGCATCCCACATCAGCGTCATGTCCAGCGGCGACTCAACCGAGATCAGCGGCGGCGCCTCCGTGTCGTCGGAGGAGCCAACCGCCAGGTACTCGCGGCCGTAGACGAGAGCGTCCAAGTGCGCCAGCGACGACTCGTCGAACAAGTCGTTGGCGTCCGCGATCTCATCCAGCTCCGCAGAATCCGAGCCGTCCTTCCAGCGGAACGCCTCCAAGTCGAGGCGCTCCTCCAGCGACTCCACACCCACCCGCGGCCAGCCGATCACCGTGTGCAGGCCTTTGAGCTGCGGAGGAATGCTGATGCCGAGATCCCGCACCAGCTGCTCGCCGTTGAAGTAGGCGTCCCTCAGCAGCAGCGTCCAGCGATCCCGCAGCATGTCCGTCCGCAGCACGTTGATCAGTGCGAGTTCATCGTCCGACAGTGTCAACAGCGGCAGTTCAGGGATCGAGACGGTCACCGCAGCACCACCACCCGTCCCTTGCCGCGCGACTTCGGTCGCTTCGCCCATGCCGGAGAGTTCATGACCATGCGCCGCAGCATCCGCGCCCCGATCGCACACACCGCCAAGTCGACCTTGCGAGCCGACTCGCGATGCTCCTTGCCGATCGTGTAACCCCATGCGTTCGTGCGCCGCCTGGAGTTCGCGATGTGCTGCCGAAGGATCTTGTGACCGTCATGCGACAACTGCCGCTCCAGTACATCCCGGTAGAACCGATCCACAGCCTCCGTGAAAGCCTGCTGCCGCCGGCGGTCTCCCATGTCCCACATCACCGCGTGCTGGCCGTGGCCCGAGGCGACCGCCTTCAGCTTCAAACGCTTGCCGTACCGCTGCGCCCAGGCATCCACGAAACCGTCCCAGTAGCGCTCTCCATCCGCCTCGTCGTACCCGGCGCCTGGGTCCGCGAAGAACGCGAGCGGCTTGTACGTGGCGAACACCTGGTCCACGACGCCGTCAACCTCGTCGCGGGGCACTCTCCACGGGGTACCGTCCGACCAGTTCGCCGGCCGCTGCCACACCCCGAGCGTCTTGATGAAGCCATCCGACATGCGGCAGCCGACCAGGCCCGTCGCGTCGTCGGACTTCGACCCGTCGAAGAACAGCGCCAACTCATCGCCGGGCTCCAAGTCGATGTCCTCGTGCGGGCACGCGTCCCATTCGTAGGGCGCGAGGAACGCGTCCTCCGCAGCGACGATCTGGTTGAACCAGAACCGGCGCGACCTGCTCGGCGGATTGCGGACGTCAAGGATCGAGGCTTTCAGCCGCTCGATGTCCAGCCACACCGAATCCCCGCGGACAGCCTTCAGTGTGGGCTCGATCCATGCCTCGGTGAGCTTCGCCTCGGCCGGCGCCTCCAACGAGTCGTAGAACAGACCCACGTCCACCGCTCGGCCGGACGCTGTGGACTCGAAAGCCTCCCGAGTGCGCTCGGCGACGCTATCCTCGCCAGGCTCGTAGGCGTTCGTGTTCGCCAGCGTTCGGGACGCCCCATCTGCCGACTTCGTGGCGTTGCGCTCGATCACGGCAGCCATCTCGTGGCCCTGGTTCGACTCCACCCAGTGATGGGTCTCGCCAAGGTTCACCGCTGTCGGCCGACCGCCCTCAAGCGCCCGAGGCGAAGATGTGACGGCCTCAATCCGGGCTCGCCCTTTGTCGGCATAGATGATTTCCTTGCCGAGGTCGATCCGGTACTCCTCGATCGCCCGCTTCGTCAGGATCGACGGGAACAGGGTCATCGTGTTCCGGGTCTGGTCCTGACTGACGGCCGCGATCTGCACCCATGCAGCCGGGTGC